AATCTATACACAAGAGGAAATAGATCTAATAGAAGAGAGATATAAAGAAAAAGAGAAAAGGATGCGAAGATTTGTTGACGAGCCTGCAAATCCTCTTTTAGACCAATATCGGCAAAATTTAATCCAGCAACATACTTACGAAAAAGAGGCTATTATTTACGATCAAAATACCGGAAAATGGAAATTGGTAAAGACTTCTGAAAAACAGGATACTTAATTATATATATCAATATATAATTATTTGTTTCAATGAGATTTTTTCTTTTTTTTGTTGATTTCTTTTACTGTTAGAGCTACAGATTCTCCAGATTTAATTTTTTCGTTCAGTATTCTAATCTGAGGAATCAGCTTTTCTAAAAAATCATCGGCTTCGCTTCCCTCTTTGTTAAATTCAAATGGAAGGGCAGCAATGCAATTTTCTGGCTGAGTATTTTGCACTTCATCATAATCATCAAGAATAATTGTATTTTCCTTGGAATAACCTTTAATCTTAAAGGTATCCCAAAGTAAGCTTAGATCTTTAGTGCCTTTCTTAATACTTTCAGAAATATCACAATGGTAGGAGAAAAATATAAAGTCAATTTTGCGGTTCTTATTTCCAGCAAGAATAATTTTTTCGATTATAAACAGAGCATAGTCTTTGCTTGCTGCCGTCCATATAGAAACGTTAAAATTATCGAAAAGATAAGTTAAAAAGGGTTGTAAACCCGGGCGCTCAAAAACTACATAATATCCATCCATATCATGGAATACGAATTTTTTTGCCTTGGTTTTATTTTTGGAAAAATCGTACTCTTCGGTCGGTTCAGCCGAGATAAGAGTCTGATCTAGATCTAAAACAAAATAGCCTTTGCTCATTTCTTAACATATATATTTTATTAATTAGATACGAATTTATTACGGTCGTCTATCCGAGATAGACCGACGACCGGATGTTCCGAATTCCATATCCATATTATCGCGACCTCTCGCTAATTCTTCGGCTTTTGCTCTTAATCCGTGTGGATCTGGAGAATTTTTACGGTCGACTGCTGTTGATCTTACTCCTGTGGTAGGCCCCCTTCTCATGTCAGTAGGCTCTCCAGAGAAAAGATTTTCGTCTTCAATATATTTACCTTCATCTTGACGTATTCTACGCGGGGGAGGAATATTTCTGTGACGGTCATTGTCTTCATCTTCAAGAGGTATATCACCAATTGGTGTAGCTTCGACTTCTTCTTCCTGACGAATTTGTTTCATCCGAGCGGGAACTTTTACTTGACGCTTTTGTTGTTTAGACTTTTGTGGCTGACGTTTCGGCGGTTCGGGCTCTGCATAGGATTCGGGTTCAGATTCGGGTTGTAGTTCAGGATCGACTTCTTGAGGCGGCAGTTTTTGTTGCGGCTGAGGAGGTGGCGGTAAAGATCTTTGTGGAGGAGGCGGAGGTGGAGGAGCAAATTTAACTATTAGATTTTCAACCCATGCGAATGCATGCCCACCGTCGTATTTTTCTACTCCTCCGTTTGCAAAAATAGACAGAATACAAGGTACTGTTGTTACGTCAATTTGTCCGTTAGCCTTGATTCTTTTGCGTACTTGTTCATTGTCGATACAAAGTAGCTGTAGTTTGTTACCAATCGTGCGGTCAAAGTCTATTCCGCTGCTAGAGACCATGTCAAAAAGTTTTTTGCAATTGGGAGAGTATTTGCTAAATATTAGCACTGAATAACTTGGTTCCATTTTTGTAAAAATTGTTTTACATTTTAAATAATATATGCGGTTAATAAAGGATGAACTACGGATATAGTGTGTGCACTGGAGAAACATGCGATTACAATTACCTCAGACATGTCGGCTGGAGTGAAAATACCGCCTGTTTTCGCAAATTTTTTTCGAAACAGACCGTAGACTTAATTTCTAGAAAAGTTACTGAACTTACCAGAGGTGTCGACCCGAAAAATCGCAAAATTATCGTCCCTGATTATATCATTTGCCAAGTTCAAGATGGAATCTACCAGAATTTTAGACCTACCACAGGAGATATTTACAGCAGATACATTATTCCCAATGACCAACAAGGTAATATGGTACAAAGTATGATTGATCAAACGATCGAAGTTATAACTGATTTCGTCCGCAATGAAATCGGTATGGAACAAGCAAATCAGAAACTGTCGGCATGGGTACAGGTTTATGGTGATTTTAATACTGCGGGTCTCACTCAAGTTCCGCCTATTAAGACAAGAGAAAGAAGACCGGCTACGATGCAGTTTTTTATGAATTACTGAAATATAAGCCTTTGCTTATACTTCATATTTCCATTTGTAACCGTAGGCTGTTTTAGACTTTCCTTGACATGCGTACAGAATCGCAGTGCTGTCAGGGCTTTTCCCCATAGATCTCTGTGCTTCTCTAAGACTGGGAAAGGACGCAATAAATTTTCCGTCTAAATTGTATTGGAAAACTGCCCTGCTTTTGCTAAGACCACATGAAAAACTATGACGGCTGTTTTCAGATTTAGTAGCCCATTCCAAGTTTTCTACCCTGTTATCAAGTTTGTCACCATTTTTATGATTAACAACAGGTTTATTCTCTGGATTTGGAAGAAAAGTTTCCGCAATTAGACGATGTACATTTTTAGTCGTTCTTTTACCTTCAACACACAAGACAACCGATTCATATCCATCTTTAACAGTTTTTAAAAATCTGTCAAATTTTTTGCTACGTATGGTCCCGTTTGGGTAGGCGATATACTCTTCGTAACCAGGAATCGGTCGTCCATCCTGAGGAAATTTATCGACAGTTTGTTCTGTCAAATATTTCCATACATATCCCTTGTATATACTTGTCTTACCGAGAGCACAATTTATTATCCCGTTTGATATTGTACGGTGGTTACCCTCAAAATTTCTACTAGCATCTACTAGCGATCTATACTGGTATAGGATTTTACCGTCCAAATCGCATTGTATAATAGATGTTCCTTGTTTCCCCCTTTTTGGATGTTTGTAAGAATGTAGCATGTTTTCTCTTCTAGAAACCCACTCCAAATTGTCAACGATATTATTAGACCTATCCATGTCTTTATGGTTAACCTGCTCGAAATTTTCGGGGTTTGGAATAAATGCTTTAGCGACTAGAACATGAGTTAATACAAATATATATTTGTTGTTCACATACAGATTTACCCGCAAATATCCAGATGCATTTTTGTGCTGTGACATCAGTTTATTTCCCCGCTTGTTCGTCACTTTGCCACATGCAGAAACCTTGTATTCTGTTTCTATACCATTAATAGTAATTCTAATGAATTGCATTTTCTCTTTAAGCAGAAGTTAGAGTCACATATCAAGCCAAATACTAATAAAATAAATACTCTACCTTGAATCCGTATTCATCCCATGGATACGAATCGCCTTCTTCGTCCAGTTCGAGATATTCTTGCACCTTTTTTAGGAGCACTTCTCTACAGCTATCTTTAGCATCAGGATTGTATCGTATAAAGATACAAGGCGTCCAAATTTTAGCGATAATATCGTACATCCTTCTCTCATCACATTCGTATCCGGACCCGGAGTGTTTACGTTCATCTACCTCTACTATAAGGTTGTAAAAAATTCTATCAAACCTTATGTCTGGGAAGAGGTGTCCACCTGTACAGTCTCTCCCTACTGAACGATTGTGGATGAACTCTTCATCTGGTAAACGGTCCTTTAGGAAACGAACTACAGCCATCTCTTTGGTCTTGGCGAAGAGTTTATTGTGGGTATAGGGTTTACAGTAGGAACAGAGAAATCCACGAGTTCGCCAAAGACCACAAGAAGGACAGAGAAGACATTTTACACATAAAACAATTCCTCTTTTGAGATGGTGAGGTCTAGGCTTGCAAATATGACCATTCTTACAGATACATTCGACCGGAGTATCCGTATTTATATATTTTCCAAGTACTTTTCCTCCTTGCTCTAAAATCCTAGCATAGAAATTTGTTTTTGCTGTTTCAGGGTCTCGTCCTGTACATATACGGCACATACCATGTCCTTGTTGTATACTGTTTGGAGACACAAAACATTCGTGTCCTTGTGAACATACACATAATATACGTGTACTGCTATTTACATATTCTCCAAGTACTTTTCCTCCTAGCTCTAAAATCCTAGCATAGAAATTTGTTTTTGCTGTTTCAGGGTCTTGTCCTGTACATATACGACACATACCTTGTCCACAACGAATTGTATTCGGTCTAGGATTGCATTCATGACCATTCTTACAC